ATGTTTGCTACGCACTTGCCCAGCACAGGATGAGTTTTTCCCACATTTGTCTTTGCCTCTTTGGCGGTGGCATTGATGCGGTCCTGTTCTTTTGCTCGTTCCATTTTAAAGCCAGTCTCAATCTCACGCATAAACGCCCGATTGACCTCGCCGTCATCATACCTTGGTAGTGATGTAATTATATTCATAAAAGAAAAGGGAGGCCAGAACTGGCCTGACCTCCCTTAGCAGTTTTATTAAAAAGAATTATCCTCCGAAGTTGTCACCAGCAGTTGGGTGATACTTGAACAAAATTCTGATTTTTCCTTTAGCAGCATCGTTTGGAGCGTTGCCAGTAAAGTTGTAAGTCAAGTCTACAGCAGAAACTTCGTGCAAACCATCGTCAAGAAGATCACCATTATTGACGAAAATCTTTCCAAGGTTGCCACTGTCACTGAAGACATCAACTTCATCAACAAAACCGTCAGCGTCTCCATCGTCACCGAGAGCAATAGTAGCGTCCGTAATAGCGGCCCCACCATCAGTAACTTCAGCAGTTACAAGCTCGTCAACGATAAGAGCAGCTCCGTAAACACCACCAGTCATTGCTGCACCACCAACTTGAATGTCAACCGCAGTGGCAGAGCCAGCAGTAGATCCAAGATCAGTGGTCAAGTCAACGACAGCTTCGTAGTTAAAACCAAGAGCCAAGGTTTCAATGTTCTGTACTTTTTTTAGTTCAATAGCCATTGTAATGTACCTCCTATGGTTTAGCTGAGAGCTGTGATTTTACCGTGTGCACCAGGGTGGAATACTGTCAGCGTCAATGCGCAGTCAACATATCCACGCTCGCCACCACCTTGATTGGGGAGACGGGCACTACCCATTGGGATCAACTCGGAAACACCGTAGTATTCTGGGTGAACCAGGTAACCAGTATCCTTGTTGGTCGTGTCGGGCATACAGTCTGGGTTTCCGTTAACGATAGCAACCGTGCCGTGGTCAGACTCATACAACTCAACAGAGAGCTTGATCTGAGCTACGTCACCATTGTAGTTAACGTTGCGGATAGAAGTTCCAGCACCGGAACCATCTGGATCAAGGCGAGCAAAGTCGCTGATCTCACGACGGAGAGCAGTGTCAGCAACCAACGTCAAACCGTTGCTCATTCCGGTAACACGGAAGATTGAGGTGATGAGGTTGTTGAATACTGTTTCTGTGAAAGCACCAGTTGAGTGGATGCTGTCAGCAGGAGTGCGGAACGCAGCAGGAACATCAGATGGTCCTGAAGAGTCAATCCAGTCGCCAAGTCCACGCAACTTATAGACCGTTCCAGCTCCATCTTCCGCAGCGCGGTCGTTGGTAGAGCAGAGAGTAGCCTCAATGTCACGTTTTAGTTCACGGATTGCTTTTGCTTCGGCTTGTGCTACTTTAGCAGGTCCAACGGAGTCAACAGCTTCCTGTAGGTCGGAAACCATGTAGTCGCGGCGGAACTTCTGAACGTAGTTGCCAAGACGCGCGCGGCCACTAAATTGGTCGGTGAACGTAGTAACGTCAGCGCCTTCAGCTATACCAGCAGTGCTGGGAGATGAAAGGCTGTCTACAGTCCACTCAACAAACGTAGCGTTTGCACGAGCCTTCGATGCGGATGAAAGGACGGGCGTTTCTTCGGGGGCCAAGATGGTAAGTACATCCATCAAGTCCTCACGATTGGAAACAGCCGATCCCGGATTTGTGGTATCAAATGTATCTGAGAATGCCATGATTATTTACTTTGTAATTGTAAGGTTCTTAACGTGATGAAATCGTCTTTACGTCCAGATGATTTAAATCGGTTTCTATGTTCTTTCAGGGCCTTGCCTGAAGGTCTTTCAGCTTTTTCAGACATTGCAGACGCTGGAGTTGAACCACTAGAAGGAGTTAGCTTTAACGATTTTTTTGAAATCGGTTTGCTGTTTCCCTTTACTGGCTTTCTCCCGTATATGCTATTTACAGCGTGAGACATGAAGTAGGGAATCTGAGAGTACAAATCTGGCGCAGACTTTTCCAAGTCTTGCAACCTAGGATCGCTCATAATTGCTATGAACTGATTTTTTAGATCGTTTTCATTCTCGTCCCTTAGCCATTCAAGTTCCTCTACGGCTTTACTGCCCAACTGCTGACGCATTGTTTTTGCGTCTTCCAAACTCTGTAGCTTTTGCAACTGGTCTGGAATGTATGTATCGCGCGACTTTCGGGCGCTCTGAAGGGCTTTACGCACTTCAGCCTTAGTCATCGGGCGACCTTCTACTGTAGTTATTTCATCGTCAGCAGAATATTCATCGGACTCAAACAACAGGTCTTCAGCCCAACTAATAACATCACCAACCTCATCAGACTTCTTCTGAAGTTCTTCAAGGGTTGACAAATCAGATAGCGGGTTGTCCTTAACTTCCGGCTCCTTGATTCTTAGTTGCATAGTTTGCAACTCTTCTTCAGCAGCCTTCCGTCTTGCTGTAAGTTCACTGATACGCGACTGCGCGCCGGGAATGAGTTGCTGACGCAAAGCGTCTTTTTCCTCATCCGACAAACTGTCTAAATCAAACTGTGAAAGAACATTATCCTCGGTTGCTTGCTCTGGAACTTCTTCCTCACTAGCTTCCTCAGCCGATTCTTGAGGCTCTTTTTCAGACTGCTGTCCTAGTAAAGCCTCACTACGTCTCTGAACATAGTCAGACGCAGATATATTTTGGTTGTCCACTGATTCCGGTTCAGCCTCAGCGACGGCTGTATTGATTTCATCGTCCATAACTGTTTCCACTATTTAACGCCTAGCGATTGCGCGGAAACATACTATCACGCATCAAATAAAATCTTTGTGTCTTTTTTCTAGTTTTTTTGAATCAACCATTTGCAATATCTGGTCATAGGTAATTATCCTTCCAGATATTTGCTGAAGCTGTTCGGTAGCGGCCTCGTGCATATCTCCTATGCACTCCTCCCGCAAAGCTTCTATGACCTTTATAAAACGAGCAAAAGACTCGTGGTTGTGCAAAGACTGTATATCTTTCTCTAAACTCACTGATCCATGTTCTGGGTTTGCACTCCACCCATCTGGGCGGGGGCTGTACCAATTCTACCTATTTGCGCGTTCTCAGCTTGCTGCATAGAGAACTGATACTGGCCCATATACTTTTGCAAACGCTGCGAGAAAGCAGGATCAGTTTGCATACGTTGGGCAATATCTGGCTGCTGAGTATACTGCTGAATGATTTGCATAGCTGTTTGAGCGCCGTTTGGACGCGCTGGAACCTCGATCCCCGCATAAATTTTTGATAAGTCATCTGTAATATCCTTTAGCATTTGTTGCTGTGCAACTTCTACTGGTTGAAGGACACTATCAGCCAAGACCGGATCTACGCTCCCAGCAATTAGCGTCACTAAGTTATCTATGTTTATTCTCCCGTTTCTGTCTAACTGAAGAAGAGAGATCATGGAGTTTAGTTTATTTTCCTGCTTCTCGGGATCAGTGTTCTGAACATCATAGGAAATTGTTATGTCAAAGCTTTCATCAGGATTGCCCTTGTTGAACATCTGAGGATCTGGAACACCAGTAACTTGGAAGAAAATACTGTCTGGACCAAAACGCTGAAAGCACTTGTAGCACATCGCTATCACGTTGGAGCAATGCGTTAAAAACTTGTCTACCAAGAACTGCTGTCTTATCTGGCTAACTGGACCCTCGCGATCTAAACCAACAAGTCTGTCGGCCTGAGCTTCTTGGGTTTTTTCCATTTCAACCGACCCCTGATTGTAAACAGGGGTGGGACCAAATTCAAAGTCTCCCTTGCGGCGGTATGGTATCATCCGACCGGGACCCCAGTCTGTCGGGGCCTGCCCTACTGGGTGCATTATTGGCGGCACAGTAGAAAGACTATTGCGGTCAATCCGGCTGTCGCGCTCAACCTTCACTTGGTTCTGTATGCCACGCAGTAAGTCGGGTATGGTCATTGTGTCATACAACCTCTTGCTGTCTTCAGATAGCTTGGTAACTACAACAGGATAGTCTTCATATCCGTTCAGTAGTTCAAACTTTGCATACCCCGGTATGCCTTCCATTCCGCTGAACTCGCGATGGAACACCGTACAATATATTCCTTCAGAACCATCTTCCTTGTCTATCAGCCTTTGGTATCCGTAAACAATTTCAATTAGTTCTTCAGCTTCATAGGCATTATCCGTGAGACTGATAGACCTGCGCCCCTCTTGCTCACGCTCGATAGAGTCTATGTTCACTCCACGGTAACGATCAATGACGTGTTCTACAAAGTCTTCATCCCAGCCATCGGTAATTACTTTGTTCTGCAACTCCTGCGCAGTGTAATAAGTTTTCCAAAAACAATATGGA